TATCGGTAATATAAATGCAACTCCTAGATTTTATGGAGCAGTTGGTATTGATCGAATCCCACCCATAGTTGATCATTACCTGATGGGTATTAGAATAGGTGGAAGAGCAAACTTATCAATCAAGAGGTCTTAAAGTGAACTACGGCTACCAATATCCAGCAGGGATAATCATTACAGATACAAATGCCCATACTGGCAGATTCGGTAAGGTGCATTGTTTATCAAATGCAGAGGTGACTTTGGTTGCTGAGAACTTAACAGAAAATGGTTCTGCAACTATTAACGGCATCACAATGAAATCATCTTCTGAAATCGAAGGTGTTATCACAAGTATCACTCTTGCAAGTGGTCAGGTCATCGCATATTCATTATGAGTCTTGCTAACGCACTAAAAACAGCAGCCTCCAAAACTTTAAAAAAACTTGGAGGAGATGTAACCATTAGAAGAGTAACGGCTGGTGCTTATAACACAACTACTGGAGCGATCACAGAATCTACATCTGATACAACTGTCAAAGGTGCATTAAGTAATGTAAATAGATCTGAGGTAAATGATCTGATTGAATCCCAGGATAAAAGATTAATTATTGCATCAAAAGATATTAGTTTTGTTCCAACAACAAAAGACAGAGTTTTGATAAGTAATGTTGAATTTAAAGTAATTCAAGTGATTACAAATGAACAAGATAACACTCCTATAAGTTTTGATCTTATCTTGAGGTAATTATGGCAAGACAAATCAGACTTGATCAAATTGATGATGTTATGGCTGAAGCAGTTCAAGAGTTGGTACAAAAAACAACATTGCGTTGGACAGAACTTTCAAATAAAGCAACACCTGTAGATACTGGTAATTTAAGAAATGGTTGGAAAACTGATATACAAAAATTTAAAGGAACAATTATTAATAATGTTGAATATGCAGAACCAGTAATTTATGGAACTTCCTTACCACCTAGTTGGGGAGGTAGATTTAGAACAAGACCAGAAAATAACACCATTAAAGGGTTTCCTGAGTTGCAAGCAAAACAGCTTACAACTAGTTATATCCCACAACAATTAAAAAAAATAATTAGGAGTATGTAATGGCAGCAGTTAATTTAAATACTATTAGATCCACAATAGAGGGAAGATTAGCGACAGAACTTGCATCAAGTCCAGCCATTTCTGTTGTATTTAATAACATGGCATTTGATTCGACAACAGAAGATACCTTTGTTCAATGTTTAACAAGTTTTGGAACAGGTGCTTATTTAAGCATGGGAGGTTCTGCAAACTCTACTAATAGTGTTGTTGGATTAATACTTTTGAATATTTTTACAGAAGAAGGTATTGGAGCAGGGGCAAACCTTACGATTGGCAAAAGACTGCGTGACCTTTACAATAACCTTACAGTTTCAAATGTAATTTTTGATTCTCCTATCGGGCCTGAAGTATTAGCGTCTAGTCCAGAAGGCAAGTTTCAAACACAAATACGAATTACTTTTGAAATATATGAGGAACTTTAAATGGAAATTACAGAAAAAATGCTTGATGCTATCGAAGCGGTAAAAGGCAGGCGTGATCCAGCTTATTGGGATGGTCGCTGCAAGCGATATATGGAAAACCAAGAAAATTTAAAAAAAGATGTAAAAAATTCCAAAAAAGGGTAATATAAAATAAATACTTTCTTTTGTTATGGCTATTAAGGGTGATGTTGGGAAAATCATGTTTGAAAACGCTGGCGGTACTGAAGCTGACGTTGGACAAACAAGATCATGGTCTTTGTCTATCTCAAAAGACACAATGGAGACAACAAAACAAGGAGATACCTTTAAAACAAATATTGGTGGCTTAATTGCAGGTGAAGGTTCAGCAGAACTTTTATATGCTCCGAGTGAAACAGGCGCAGGCTACACAACATTTATTGATGATGTTTTAACTACAGGCGATAATGCAGATGCATTATTTGAATTATTCCCTGATAGTGCAACTTCAGCAAAAAAAATTAGCTTTGCAGGGATAATTACATCAGCGGAATATGGAGCAACACTAGGAGAAGTTCAAATAATTAATATCAGTTTTATTACAAGCGGTACTATAACTTCAGCTATATAGTAAATTTTAAATAACTAACCCCATTTAATTTATGCCAAACAAAAGAACTATTGATCTGTTGACTTCATCTTATGGTGATGAAATGTCGACAAGAAGAAAGTATGAATTTAAAAATGCTAAAGGCGAAAAGATTGTAGATTTATATTTTAAACCTTTAACAAGATATGATAGGCAAAAAGCGCAAAGTGCAACTGGTACAGATGAAGCCCTTGTTGTCTCAACACAATTACTTTGCCAAATGGCAGAGCTAGAAGATGGAACAAAGGCTTTTAGTATTGCTGATGCCCCAAACTTACAAAGAGAGCTTCCAGAAAATGTTTTAAATGAAATAGAACTTTTTTTATTTAATATAAAACTTGATACAGATACAGCAAAAAACGATTAAAGCGAGATAACTGGTTAAACTTTGAATTTTTTCTCGCAACAGAATTAGGAAAGACAATAAAAGAATTAAGACAACTAATAACACAAGAAGAGTTAGTGTATTGGGCTGCTTATTACGAAAATAAACATGAAAATGAAAAAAGAATGCATGAAAGAACGAAAAACAGGTAGTATATAATTAATAGATTTTTCTTTGACTTAAGTGGCAGAAAGTATAGTTACCTTAAGAGTTAATGCGACCTCTGCCACAAAAGCATTACAAGGTGTCCAAACAAAAACTACAAAATTACAAGGAGCTTTTGGAGCATTAAAAACAGCAATTGTAGGTGTAGGTTTAACAGCTTTAGCAAAACAAGCAGTTTCCACTTCAACAAACTTTGAAAAGTTAAATGTAAGATTAGGTTTATTAACAAAAGCTTCAGGAACTTTTGCAGCCTCACAAAAAGTTGCCACAGACGCACAAAAAGCTTTTGGTTTAAGTGCAACAGAGGCACTTGAGGGGATTACAGATATAACTGCAAGATTAGCTCCTTTGGGTGTTGGTGTAGAAGATATTAAAAGTACATTTTTTGGATTTAATACAGCAGCAAAACTAGCTGGAGCATCTACTATAGAGGCATCTAACGCATTTAGGCAGCTTGCACAAGCTTTAGGTTCTGGTAGATTAGCTGGTGATGAATTTAGAAGTATATCTGAGCAAATTCCAACATTATTACAACCTATTGCAAAAGAATTAAATGTTCCAATTGGAAAGTTAAAAGAATTAGCTGCTGAAGGAAAGTTAACAAGTGAAGTTGTTTTAAGGGCATTGAGAACTATAGAAACAGATGGCGCAGCTTCATTAAAAGCTTTAATAGAAAATGACCCAACTCAAGTTTTTAAAGATTTATCAAATGAGGCTGAAAATCTTTCAAGGGCTGTAGGTGATTTATTAGCGCCTGCGGTTATACCAGCAGTAAAAGGTTTGACTGCTTTAACAAAAGCTGCTGTTGATTTTGTTAATTCACCAATAGGAAAAACAGCTGCACTATTTACAGCAATTGCTTTAGCAGTTAAAGGTACAACTGTTGCAATAGGTTTGATAACTGCTGCATTAGGTACTCTTGGCGGTGTGGCAGGTGTCACAGCAATAGCATTAAACGCATTACCATTTGTTGCTTTGGTTACAGCTGCGGGTCTTTTAACAACAGCATTTTTTAAATTAAATGGTGAAAAACAAAAATTTAATAATTTACTCAATGAAGGTAAAGAAGATGAAGTTACACAAGCATTAAGAGATCAGGCAAAAGTTGTTGGCGAATTAAATAGACAACATGAGGCAGCATCAGGAAGAGATAAAAGAGGTTTAAAAAGAAAATTAAAAGAGGCAGAATTAGAACTTAAAATGTTAGAAGGAAGATTGCAGACAGTAAAATCTGACAAGAAAATTGAAGAAGCAGCAAACAATATTGTAAAACTAAAAACAGAACAAAATATCCAAAATGATGAAACAGTACGCTTAACTGATGTCCAAAGAAAACATCATCAGCAAATCGTTGCTGAAGCAAAGAAAGAAATGGATGCAATAAATGAGAAAAAAAATAAATTTCAAGATTTTGTAAAAAAACAAGAAAGATCAAAAGAATTAATCCAAGCAAGTATTGATGGAAATAGGGAAGAAGTTGAACTGCAACACGCAATAAATGATGCTGTTGCAATTCATGGTGAAGCAAACAGACAACAAATTACAGATATATTGACAGCGAATCAGGCTTTAGAAGATCAAGAAGATGCTATTAAAGAAAACGGTAAAGCAGCAGAAACACTTAAGGCCCAGTTCAAACAAATTGGTGAAAGTGTAAGGCAAGATTTAGTAGGTAATTTAAGAGAAGCAATAAATGGTAGTCAATCATTTGGACAAGCACTTGGTAATGTATTAAACAATTTAAAAAATAAATTACTTGATATTGCACTTGATAAAGCCATACAAGGTATTGGAAATGCTTTCAAGCCAAAAGGTGGTGGTGGTGGTGGTTTCTTCTCTGGTTTGTTTGGTTTTGCAAATGGTGGTAGACCTCCTGTTGGCAGACCTTCCGTAGTTGGTGAAAAAGGCCCAGAAATTTTTGTTCCTTCTGTAGCTGGTACTGTTATTCCAAATAGCAATATTGGTGGTGGTGTTACAAATATGGTTACAGTGAATGTAGACGCATCGGGCGCACCACAAGTTCAAGGTAGTACAGCCGAGGCAAACCAATTAGGACAACTTATTGGCCAAGCTATACAAGAACAACTTGTTAAAGAGAAAAGACCTGGAGGATTACTAACATAATGGCAACCTTTCCCTCGATTACACCAGCTTATGGAACAACACAAACTGTTGAACAAAAAGGGCTTGTAACAAAACTTGGTGATGGTTATGAGTTCAGAACTGTTTTTGGTTTACCAGCCAATAAAAGACTTCATGTTGTGAACCTTACTTTTAATATTTCAGAAACTGATTCCGATACCATAGATACTTTTTTAAATGCAAGATTTGATGATCAAGCTTCTTTTGATTACACAATGACAGGAGAATCTTCTGCAAGAAAATTTAAATGTACAAGAAGATCTAAAACAATTCCATATTTAAACAGGGTAACAATGAATCTTACTTTTGAGGAGGTTGCAGAACCATAAATGGCAATACCAACCTCAGAACTACAAAGCATAAATCCATCAGCAGTTATTGAACTGTTTGAACTACAACTTATAGCGTCTATCCATGGAAGCAGCACTTTGTATCGTTATCACAGTGGATCAAACCAAAATGGAAACGGTGAACTTGTCTGGCAAGGTAACACTTATACAAGATTTCCAATAGAAGCTGATGGTTTTGAATTTACAGGTCGAGGCCAAATCCCAAGACCTACCTTAACAGTTAGTAATATTTTATCTACACTTACAGCCGTTATTGCAACTGTAAATGCTTTTACCCCTGCCAATGATCTTAATGGTGCAAAATTAACAAGAATAAGAACACTTGCTTCTAACCTCGATGCTGCAAATTTTTCAGGAGGATCTAACCCTTTTGGGACTCCTAGTGCTGATAAGTTTCCTGATGAAATATATTTTTTAGATCGTAAGGTTTTAGAAAATAGAGAATTAATAAAATATGAATGTGTCTCTGCTCTTGATTTGACTAATGTAAGAGTTCCAAAAAGACAATTTACTAGAAAAGATTTCCCTGGTATTGGTACTTTTATTGACGCATGACTTGGAAAGATAAAGCAGCACAACACGCTAAAGATTGTCTACCTCAAGAATCTTGTGGTCTTTTAGCGATAGTAAAAGGAAAAGAAACATATTTTCCCTGTAAAAATTTAGCTAATAATCTTTGTTCTTATTTTATTATTGACCCTGATGATTGGGCTTTTGCAGAAGATAGTGGTGAACTGATTGCGATAATACATTCCCATCCTACAGGGCCAATATTTCCTTCTGAGACAGACAAAACAGCTTGTGAATATCTTGGCCTCCCCTGGCATATTTATAGCCCTGAACAAAATGATTGGTTTTATTTTGAACCTACAGGATATAAACCACAACCATTATTAGGAAGAGAATGGATATGGAAAGCACAAGACTGCTGGACTCTTGTAGTAGATTATTTTAAATCACAAAATCTCAAAGTAAAAGATTGGCCAAGACCAAAAAATCCAACAGAGATGCTTACTAATGGTTTATTTGAATATGCTCTTCCAAAAACTGGTCTTGTAGAAGTAACAGATGACATTCAAAAAGATGATGTACTATTGATGAGCATGGCAAAAAATACTGGTTGCCATGTTGGGGTTTATGTAGGAGAACAGATGGTTTTACATCATCAAGTCGGTAGACTAAGTTCAAGAGATTTGCTGGATGAGCAAATGTATAAATCAATTTATAAGAGGTATCGTCATGCTGAGAAAAATTAAAATTTACGGAAAATTAAGACAGATAGTTGGCAAGGCAACTTTTGAGGCTGATTTAAATAATATTGGGCAGGCTTTTAGTTTTTTATGTTGTAATTATCCAGAAGTTGCAAACCATCTACAAAATCAAGTTTATAAAGTTTATTCAGGTGACAAAGTAATTAATGATGAAACTTTGTGCATGACAGGTGATGCTGAAATCAAAATTATTCCCGTTGCTTGTGGTTCTGGTTTTGTTGCTCCCTTCATTGCACCATTTATTGGGAGTGCTGTTGGTGGTGTTGTTGGTGCTATTGGTATTGGAGGAGTTTTAGGAACTGCTATTACTGCCGTTGGTACAAGTTTAATTGTTAGTGGTGTAACTTCCATGCTTACACCTCAACCGCAAGCAAGAGGGCCATCTGGCATGGAAAGAACAGACCCATCCTCACTTGCGTCAAACTATTCTTTTAGTGGGATTACCAATATTGCAAAAGCTGGAGGTGCAATTAATTTAATATATGGAGAAACGATAGTTGGATCGGTGACAGTATCAAATGGTATTGATACAGTGCAAGTAAGAGGTGACGCATAATGGCTGGGATACAAGAATTTACACAACAAACAGTTTTTACAAATCCAGATCTTCCTTCTGATACGCTTTCATCAAAGCAATTTAACACTCTAGTGGAGGCCGTAGGTGAGGGTGAAATTGAGGGCAGTGCAACAGCATCAAAAGCTGGTCTTACAAAAGGAACAGATGCTTATAATAATGCTTTTAAAAAAGATATTTTTCTAAACGGTACGCAATTACTACAAACAGCAGCCTCTAATTCTTCACCCATTGATAGTGATTTCAACTTTCAAGAGGTAGGTTTTGAACCTCGATTTGGTACTTCAGATCAAACTTTTATAGGTGGGATTGCCAATATAGAGACAGAAAGCAGTGTTGGTGTTGCTGTAACAAGTGGTAATCCAATAACAAGAGCCATATCGAATACTGCTGTTAATGCGGTCAGAGTGACAGTTTCTTTTCAAAGTATTCAAACAGTAGAAGATAATGGAGAAATTACAGGTGCAAGTGCAGGGGTAAAAATTGAAATTATACAAAATGATGGAACAACAACAACACCAATCAATGACACTGTTACTGGTAGATCAACTAGCACATATTTTAGAGATTATTTGATTACTCTTCCAACAAGTACAAGTTTTCCAATCAATGTAAGGGTTTCAAGAACAACTGATGATGATACAAGTCCAATATTTTCTGCTTTCAATTGGTCAAGTATGACTGAAGTAATATTTGAACAAAATGCTTATCCAGATGTTGCACATTTAGCACTTAGATTTAGTGCAGAAGCCTTTCCAAGAATACCCAAGAGGTCATTTCGGCTCAGAGGAATCAAGACAAAAATTCCTCATAATGCCACCGTTGACATTCAAACTGGTCGAATCACATATAGTGGAACATTTGACGGCACATTTAAAGCTGCTACAGAATGGCACTCAGACCCAGCTTGGGTTTTATGGGATTTGCTAACCAATACTAGATATGGATTATCAATTGCTGAAAGTTCCTTAGATCAATATACATTTTACAATCAATCTGTTTATAACAATGAATTAGTAGATGATGGACTTGGTGGACAGGAAGCTAGGTTTGCAATAAATGTAAATATCACTCAACAGTCAGAGGCATTTAATTTAATAAATGATCTTTGTTCTGTTATGCGTGTAATGCCTTTCTACAGTGCAGGGGCAATAAATATATCAGGTGATAGGCCAACTGATCCTGTTTATTTGTTTAATTATTCCAACGTGTCAGAGGAGGGGTTTCAATATACAGGCTCCTCATTAAAAACAAGACATACCGTTGTTAATGTTGGATATTTAGATCTTGATTCAAGAGAGGTAGATTATGAAACTGTAGAAGATACAACAGCGAGTGCAAAATACGGCACAGTTATAAAAACGATTCAAAGTTTCGGTTGCACAAGCCGTGGCATGGCCTCAAGAATGGGGAAGTGGTTTTTATACAATGAACAAAATTCTGGAGAGACTTGTTCTTTTTCAGTAACCCTAGAAGCTGGAACATTAGTAAGACCAGGGCAAATTATAGAAATAAGTGATCCAGTAAAAGCTGGTTCAAGAAGAGGTGGGAGGATTGCATCAGCTACAACCACTGCAATAACAGTTGACGATACGACAGATACAGATTTGGATGCAACAAATAATGCAACATTATCAGTAATTTTGTCTGATGGGTCAGTTGAGACTAAAAACATATCAAGTATAGATGGAGCAGTGATCACTGTTTCTTCTGCTTATTCTTCTGCGCCAAATGCTAACAGTGTTTGGATTTTACAAAATGATACGTTACAAACAACAACTTGGAGAGTTATCAGTGTCAAAGAAAGTCAGGATCTTACATTTCAAATAACAGCTTTAGAACATAACACTGGGAAATATGCCTTTGTAGAAGATGGCACTGCATTACCAGCAAGAGTTACAACTGTCCTTACTTCTTTGAAAGATGCACCTAGTAATTTATCAGCAGAAGAAAAAATTGTTGTTATTGATAATAAAGCTGTAAGCAAAATATTTTTTAACTGGCAACGTGTTTCAGGTGTTAGTAAATATCAAGTTCAATACAGATTTAATGACGGTAATTTTATTACTCGTGATGTTTTTAGTAATACTTTTGATATTGAAAACAGTCAAAAAGGTACTTATGAATTAAGGGTATTTAGTTTTAATGCTTTAGATAAACCAAGTGCAGAACCAGCAAAAACTACTTTTATCGCTTTAGGAAAAACAGCGTTACCATCTGATGTTCAGAATTTACGAATCGAACCAATATCAGATCAATTTGTGAGGCTACGTTTTGATCAATCAACCGATGTGGATGTGGTACATGGAGGAAACGTGGTCGTCAGATCATCAAACCTAACTGATGGAACTGGAACTTTTACAAATGCCGTTGATGTGATAT